AGCTGATACCAAACATGTGAGAACGCTGCTAGATCCATTTCCTGGAAACATGAACCCAATTGTCTTATCTGACTTGCTATTCTGTTCAATGTAACTCTTAATGGTGAAATCAACTACATTAGGATCGACTCCCCTCTCGATGAATTTTCTCTTTGTGTCTGCGTATGTCTTCTCTATCAGATCATGTTCTTTCAAGTGATATTCCATAGACTGGGCAATTGACTCTGTACTTCTGCCACAACCTATACCAAACCAGTAGTTCTTGCACACATCACTAAGAGGTATGGATGCAGTTGAAGTGGTCTTTGGTAATTTCAGCTTCAATGGTTTTCTCCGTCTACGGCCTGCACCTATGAAAGCATATGTGTATGAGTCTATTATAGTAGATAATCTCTCAAACAAGTGGTTATCACTATCAAATGTCTCATCCTCAGTCCTCTGATCATTGACCCATTTCAAAAGATATGGTAGACTGACCTTGTATCGAATCCACTCACCAAATTCTTTTAAAGCCAGGGATATACAGGTGCTGGTGTTTATGTATGATGATGTCGCATGCATAATTGATGTGTCTTTAAATGTAAATGAGTTGCAAACACCTGAGGAGTATGCCTTCTGAATGATCTTTATTTTACTCTCTGTTTTCGTGTGGCTATTCCTATATAATTGCATTGGATCAGTAGATATCATTTCTCTTGACCATTGCAATGCATGTTCACCACCAATACCATCGAGAAACCTCTTATATTTCTTGTTGTTTCCAATCAGTAAAGCAAACCTCATTCCAGACCCAGTTTCATAATCAATATCACCTAGCACCTTTCTTCTGACAACTGTTTCTGTCATTCTAGAATTTGCAGATTTCCTCAATTTATACCAGAGCGTGAACTTAAAACCAACTGTGACACCAGACACACGAGGAGATATGATGTATTTCCAAGTGGATGGATGATCAAGGTCATTTATACGCTTGGTCAGCTTCGTCCAGAAATCAAACGTTGTTGAATTGAGACCAATAGTATCATAATGCTGTATTGCACACGAAATTTCCAGAACTTTTGATGTCTCAATGTGCCCACCGTTCTCTATATACGATGCAATGAGATTATGATCTTGATCTTGTCTATCAGGACAACTAGTTGTCAGGCCATATTGCATCGCAGCTGCTGCAAACTTTGTTGGTACAGATAAAACTGTGTTCGTTATCGACCAAAGCGAGTTGAACTCCTCTAAACTCCTATCTACTTGACAAGTGCTTTTGCTTTCTGACATCTTGGCACACATGAGAGGATAAGATTTCTGGATGATCTCTGAGCATAACAGCGTCTTGAAGAATATTATAGTTTGTTTCTTCACATCATCCGTGTTGCAAATGACAGAAATGATTGATGAAGCATCATCAGATGAGCATTTAGTTGTGTGAATAACTGTTTTTACTCCTTGAACTGATTTTAGGATGTTCTTCACCAAGTTTGACATCACAAACAAATGACCAGCATGACAAACTGTTGTTACATAGTGGAAAATGCCCTGCATCATGTTCGATAGATTCTGAACAAATACAGACATGCCTTTATTTATGTCTCCTCCGCACCCAAGGAATTGGTCTTTCAACACATTCATTGAGTCCATAAATGATTTGACATCTGGTTTCTCAATAAACTCTCGCAATAGGTTTCTGGGTAAAGTGTGTCTCTTGGTAGTGCCTAGATTCATAATGATCCTAAACACCCTTGAACACTCTGGCCATCCATTGAGAATTGGAGCGAACACAGACCCAAAAGCTGTGAATAAGAAGTTCTGACACCAGGTTGCACAGTCCATAGAATCGGATAGTGTGAACACTTTCTCTTTGTCTGATGTCATTCTGGATGTTTTGGAATAGTGGGCTGGAGTCGAGTTAACCTTGTCTCGTCCTTTGGTCAGGTATTCGATCGAACAGTCTTCAGCAATGGTCCTAGCTATGGTTTCGGCGAATCTGACTACTATCCTGGACACCATTGTCAAGATGAAAATCTCTCTAACTCCACCCAGTTGATTCTTCTTGAATAGTACTGTAACTATTCCTCCACAATCACAGCAGAAATCAACTAATTTGCCAATCTCTCTATATGGCTTGGTTTCTCCAGTATCTATTCTCTTCAGAATGTGCATCACACCTTCCAGAGCTTTTATTTTCCTTCCAAATAGTTTCTCTGTCTCAGCGGAATATTTGAAATCCAGAAAATCCTCACCACTAAATCCACAGTTGCCCTCCAGAAACTCCATATCTGCACTTGCTTTCATTGTCGCCAGCTCTTCATAGAATACTGAGTCCAGTTTCCGAGCCAACTTCTGCTTCAAGACTTTGTCATCTATCTTCTTCTTCTCTAGATGCTCTTTTATCGCTAGTCCACAGTTCTTCATATGTGTGTGTGAAAACTCATGAGGTCCGAGAAGATCAGGATCAATTGAATGTGCTCCTGGTATGCACCTATCTCTATCCACATCTCTCATCTTTATCTCCATTTTGATCAACTTGTCAAAGATCTGCTTGAAATCCTGATTGGGTTCTGATTTATCCTTATTGTGAAAGATTCCCATGTATGAAAGGCACAGACATTCCTCATAGTTTTGCAATGGCTTCATGGTCACATATGATAAGACATTCTTCACATGATCTTGAGCAATTGGAACGGGATCTCCATCAACAACTGTCTTAACTTTGTGGTCTCGATTTATTGACATTCTGACAAATGCTTCAATGATCTGCTCGATGATCATTAGACACAGTCTACTCCTGATGATGGTGGGAAATTTCTCTAGTACAACGAGGTAGTCTGTGGAGATCAATTCACATGTGTTAGTTCTCATGTAGGGAAACCTAGCTAACTGACACACTTCAGATGTTTGAGCCTTGTTTTCCATTCCAATCAGCAAAGATAACAAACACTCACTTGATCCTCTGAAATCTTCCTTGTTTGGCAATGGATGAGAGAACACATCAGAAATGCTAGCAATGTAGCTCATGGCCTTCGAGAAGAATCCTAAATGCATTGTTAAGTCATGCCTTCTAGTTGAACACAAGTCTAAGACAAAATAACCACCAACATTGTGCCAAGATCTAAAACAAGACATCCAGGGCTCATGAATGAAATCTTCTTCTTTCACAAGTACAGAGTAAAAGCTATGTTTGTCAGATCCTGTGTTATGAATCGCTAACAAAGCTCTGTATCCGGGTATAGAATTCAGATACCACTCATTCCCTTTTGTTGGTTTCCTCAAATTGACATTAATCTCTGACATTATGCCATCAAAGAATGAGAGTGCATGTCCAAGCTTTGATCTTGCAAACATGGTAGTGTATCTAATCACCTCCGGCGGAATGTTCTTTAACTCACTTGTCAACAAGGGCCAGACTCTCTTCATCTCTTTACATTCATCATTCATTTCTCCCATCATGCTCGTCCAAGAATTTATAAACAACGACAAGTCTGAACAATCAGTCTCACCAATGCGAAATCCCATATCATCATCTCTCTTCTCATGGTCACCTAAAGAGAACTTCTTGCCATGATATCCCATCTTGGATAATAGTTGCTCAGTGTCGCTTGGTAGTCTCACTTTCACTCTGTTTTGCTCTTTAAAATTGACATCTTCCTTTTTATCTTTCATCATTGCTCTCTCAACATCATGCTGAAGCACTTTTGATTCACACATCTCATATGTCATTGGATCATTACTATCCCTTACATTTGACAAGAGAGCAGTCCACAGTTGACTCATGTGATTCTGTCTATCAAGGGGAAAGAAACTGAAGTCACGTGGGTCAATCTCTCCCTCTTGACAAATAGCTAGAGGAACAGGAAGTTTCTTCTGATGAGTTTTCACTGCAATCTCATTCACTTTTTCCTTGTACTTCGTAGCTGTACTGACAGTTGATTTGTGAGTTGTGTCTGGATGCGTGGCAGTGACTCTCTTCTTCATGATTGATTTCTTGGCACTCTCAATGAGACCCCCATAGATTGAATAATCAGGTGTGATATCATCTGACCATTCTTTCCACAGGTCTGAGTCAATTGTTAACCATGTCTTGGGTACTTTCTCCTCACTCACCTGATTGAAAGATTTTGACAATATGTTGATCAGATCTTCATCTTCTTTTCCAGTCATAAAACCATGAACTTCAGCAGCTTTTTGTATGGATTTCCCAAGCAAGTATGTTGACATGATGGTGAATGCATCGTCCTCAGAGATACCGACATCGGAGACTATACTATCCATAGAAATAGCAATGACTGCAAACCCAACAGACCTCTTCGCACACGCATCAGTGTAATTCATGGGCCCGAACCTCTTCTTGTGGTAGGCATCCCATACTGAGTAGGCATGAGTCCCGATTTCGACAACGAGATCACCAGAAATGATGTCAGGTGTCTTTTGATCAAATATATCATTTAGGACTTCAACATCAGATAGTGGTCTATCCGTCCCAGTCTGAAACAGGTATTTAACAAGCTCATGAGGTAGTCGGTGTAAGTCAGCATCTGAGAAACTCAGGCTAAAACCCAATGATGACAGTCGAGTAGAAACGCTATCTTCCACTGGATCAATAGCGATGGTGTACACTCCATGATCATAACCAACATCAGCAGGTGGGATTGGTGCAGACACAACATACTCGATAGGTGAGCATAGTAGATTATCGAT